CCACAAGTAAAGGCATCTATCATTTTATCCCATATAGGCTTCTCTCCGTCATTGTAACCTGCAATAACAGTTCTTATGTTCATACCTTGTAACCTTTTAAACGGCTGCCTAAGTATCTCTAAATCTCGCTCGTGCGTTCCGCTACCGCTCCAAAATAATCTTACTTTGTAATCATCGGTCTTGTTATCTTGGAACTGCTCTTTTCCGTAAGGTAATGCGTTTGGTAATATGTGAACGTTCTTATTGTATTTACTTATCTCGTCTGCTAACCTATCGTGTGTGCAGGTGCATAGGTCTGCAACTTCTAAATAATCGGTAATTAGTTTACCTATCTTATCATATTTGTATTTGTAAAATAATAGATGGCTTTCGCTAAGTTCCCAATAGTCATCGTTATCGACTACCAACTTAAAGCCGTACTTGGTTCGCCAAGTGTCCATTTGCTTTGCATCTATCTCATTAAGCATTCTATTCATTAACACAATATCCCACCCTTGCTCTAATAGTTCGTCATTAAGTACATCGGTAATAAGTGCGTACTCTTTTTCCATATTAACAATAGGCATCATAATTCTATGGTAGCCAACTCCACTATTAGCTGAAGTTATACAAAGTATTCGCATCTTATATTCTTTTGGTTATGGTAAATGTCTTGGTATTTATCCCACACGCTTTGCGCCCGTGCCAAGCTTTCGTCTTTCATTCTACGATATTCCGTGCCGTTGCCTACATCGTGTCCTATGTGTTCCGACCTCATATCTGGAAGATAGTAATTAGTAAAGCCTGAAATAGTTGCACGTTCCCCGTAATCTGCATCTTGCATTCCGTATGGGTCATACTCGGTATTGTAACCACCTATCGTATCTATGAGTTCACGAGTAATAAAGTTATCGCCAAATGGTGTATGTACTTTATGAACCCCGTCTACTATTGGCGGTAATGCTTCTACACAATGTATTCCTATTATGCCTGTTTTTTCTATTCTTTGTGCAAACAATACAAACTTTGCTAACCAATTCTCAGGCAGTAATATGTCATTAGCTAATAAACAAACTGCATCGTAATTAGTAGTAAGCCTAAGTCCTGCGTTTACTCCTGCTGCTATGCCTCGTTTTTCTTTTGATAAGTCATAACCTGCAAACGGGTAGTTAAAGGTTTCGTGCGTGTCGCTGCCATTATCTATTAAGAAGCAGTCCGCATTGTAACCGCTATTGTAAAAGTTTTGGTTAATTACACGCTGCGTTAAATCGTGCCTATTAAGAGTAAGTAATAAGATTGCAACTTTCATTATCTTATATTTGAGCCGATTTCTCGTGCAGGTACTCCTGCGTATTTAGTATTTGGTTTTGCATCTCCTTTTACAAAAGCACTTGCACCTATCATACAATTTTCTCCTACGTTTGCAAATTGATGTAGAACTGCGTTAAGTCCTATATTAGCACCATTGTCAATAATTGAATGCCCACCTATTTTTGCTCCGCAGCTTATAGTAACATTGTCTAAAATTGTGCAATCGTGTCCAATGTGTGCGTGTTTCATAATGAAACAATTATTACCAATGAAGGTGTCAATCTCCGTTCCTGCGTCTATTGTTACAAGTCCTGTAATAACATTGTTATCGCCTATGTATACTTTTCCTTTTTCTTTTTGCCAGAACTTCTTATGCTCGGCTTTGTCGCCTATAATACAATAAGCACCAATGTAGTTGCCATCTCCAATAATTACGTTATCGCCAATGATAGCGGTAGGGTGGATAAAGTTAGCCATTCTTTTTTTTATTTTTAGGTTTAGGTTGTTCTTCATACCAAGTATACAAGCGTTTAATCATATCAAAGATACAATTACCACACCATACTGTTAAGATGAAATCTGCACTCATATACTTGCGATATATATGCTCGTACATTTTTAAGATGTGTAAGTCAATGTTACGCACATAACCATTTTGTACTGTATGCCAATTATGAATATGGTCATCTAAAAATTTGCGGTGTTCTATTTCCATAAGTTCCACATTATTTTTGAAAGTAAAGGTGCTGCTACTCCTGGTATAAATACAAACGCTATTACATCGGTACATATTGTAGGAAGTAAATATAAAGCCAATCCTGTCCAAGCTGCTAAACAACTTGTGCAACTAAAAGGCTTAAAATCTAATTTCCACTTCCTATGGAATTGGTGTATCTCTACAAAGAATATTGCAAAGCATATTGCTGCTATAACTATCATTTATTTAATTTTTATTATGAAACTTATATAACATTTCATTAATTTTTTCATCTAACTTATCCCTTCTTTCTAAAAATTCTTTTCTTTTATTTACTTCAGTTAAAAAAGGTTGTAATTGATTTTTTAATTCAATATTTTCTTTTTCTAAGATTTCTAATCTTTCTTTTAATATTTCTAACTCATTACTCATTTGCGTAATTGTTTTTTAAGTTCACGTTTAGTTAGTTTAAGTTCCCTATGTATTGACATATAAGGAATACCTGTAACCCTACTTAATTCTTTAGCGTTGCAGTTGTGCTTAATTGCATATACTCGTAAAAGTTCCGCTTTGTACCAGTGCATCTTGGATAGTTCGTCTTCTACTTTGTTAAGTAAGTCCTCATCTCTATCGTGTACTATTAATTCAACTTCTAAAGGCTTTCGGTATGTCCTATAAAATTGGCTCGTGTTACTTTGCATCATATTAATCATTGTCCTTACCAAGTAGAACTTTAATACGTTACGAGTGCGCATATCAATTAAACGCTCTTCTTCCATTTCGCATAGCACCTTAAATAGTTCGCTTCTTAAATCGTCTCGTAAATCTTCAGGCTGCATCTTATCTATTGCTTCCTTAAGTTCTCGGCTTTCCCAAAGTTCTAATATGATGCTATTCTTGTTCATATTCTTTTAAAATTAGTTTGCCGTTCTCTTCGGTTGCTATGTAACAAAAACAATTTGCCGTTTTTGCTAAGTTTAAAAATGCTATTTGGTAGCTGCTTAGTTTATCTCCAATGGCTTTTGTTTCGCAATAAACCGCTACTCCTGTTTGTGTATGGAATCCTACTACATCTGGAACTCCTTTAAGTCCTATAAAGGTGCGACCTCTAACCGCAAGGTTATTGTTACGCCATACAAAACACCCGTTTTTATTTAGGGTCTTTATAGCTTCTTTGGTTAATTCGTTTGCGGTCATATTACAAAACTATATTAAGAAAATGAAACTTTGCCAAATTTTATTTGGTCCTCAAAAAATAAAGCTACGGCAACGGCTCTTGCTTGGTTCTTAAGCCAACTATCAGTCCATTCGTCACGGTATTGCTTTGCACTTATGATGTCCATTTTATTAGCTTTGTATGTAATAATCTCCATAAGTTTCTTTTTAGCAACTGCGCCATCTTCTTTAGTCCATACCTTTATGCCAGTACTATTAAGCTTTGTAAATACACTTAATGGGTTAAAGAGCCTATCGAATGTTCTATTTTCTAAAAGCTTATATTCTTGGTAAGAGTAATCTATTATCTCTAAATCGGTAAGGTGTGGTATTGCTTCTACTCGTTCTTGTGGCATCATTTTTCTTACTTCGTTTGCTTTTTTCTTGTACCTATCCATTACCTGACTAAAGTATGCAGGACTAAAGTTCTGATAGTGGTCAATAAAGTCATTAGCTACCATTTGCTTAAACGCTACTTTAACTTCGTTTATTGTAAAGTTTCCGTATTCAGTTCTAATCCAATCCTCTAAAATTGCTAACTTAACTTCGCCAGGATTGTTAATGCCTATTAGCTGCATAATGTAAACAAGGTTCTGCTTAAATATTGTAGAATTCAGGTTGCGAACCCTCTCGCCCGAGAATGCGGTCATAATCTCTTTCTCCGTAGGTAGTAGAGTGCATATAGTTGTAGTGGGCAAGTGTGTCAAGTTCTCCTTTTGACAATTTTCTGTGATTATTTGTAGTTCCTTTTGCATCTTCTTTTAAGTTAAATAGACCTTTCCAACCATTTGCCATTGACTGATTAAGTATTTTAATGGCTTGGTCTTCTTGTCCTTTTGATAATTTTATTAATTCGTTAAGAGCAGCAAGTTCACTTTGATTTGTTTTGTATGTAAACTTAAACTCTTTTTTCTTATAATCCTTCCAAGCTTTCCATATTTCTGCAAAAAACTCAGAAACAAAAGGAAGCTCAATTTCTTCTTTAACCTTATCCTTATCCATTACCTTATCCATAACCATAACCTTGTCCCCTTGCAAGGGGCTACTAAGGGGCTTAAGTTGGTCATCTATTAATTTGTATTTAATGAGCATTTTAACAATTCCCCCGTGTGCTTTGTTATCTGGATTAAGTCCGCTTGGATATTGAAAATCTATAAAAGAAGGTATAAACCATTTATTGCCATTATCAATTTTTATAATTTTATCGTCAAAAAATTTTATAGCATCTTGCTCATTTATATCCTCTCCTATACGAATTTTAGCTACATCAATGTCTACCTGCCAAATTCCTGCGTGGTCGCAGTCATCACAGATGTAAAGCCATAAAAGTTTATATGGTGCTGATAAATTACGAATAAAAGGCTTTTTCCATTTTTCCGTATCAGTAAATCTTTTTGCCATTTTTACAAAAGTTTTGTAGTTCATCAAATGTCATACCTTTTTCCTTAACATACTTGCTTAAAACATTTTCAAAAAATGGTCTTAATTCTGTATATGTAACTCCTTTATAAACATTATACTTAATAATATTTTTAATAAAGTTTTTGTTGCACTCCTCTTCGAAGTGGCAATCTTCACAAAATGTAATGTAAAATTGGTCTTCGTAATCCCAGGGGTCTCTATCAAAGATATAAACTTTGTGATGCACGTGCAGTTGTTTTTCTTTTGTACCGCACATTGTACAGGTAAACTTGTCTCGTTCTAAAATTTCAAGACGTTTCTTTTGCCATTTAGGACTTTTTAGTTTTTCTCCGTATGTCATAAAATAAAAAAGCCCCCAATAGAGTCCAGCTATCGAGGGCTATTATTTAACCACTAAACACATTATCGGCTGGACTTTCGCTAATGTGTCTTATATTTATGTTGCGAATATACACTAAATTTCTTTAAGTTCTAATTTTAAGCAAAGTTTTTTTAGCTTAGTTTTAAACCAGTCCTCAGTTTCTATTAGGTTGTTCGCTTGTTTAATGTTATGGATAGCAGTAGTATGGTCGCTTGTTCCTGTGTATTGGCTTATCTCCTTCAGGCTTAACTTGGTGTATCTCCTGAGTAAGTAAGCAGCAGCCTTGCGCCCAAACGTTGTTTTTAAACTCCTATCCTTAATTAATACATCGCACTCAAACTCCTCGTCTACCAATTTAACAATAGTCCTTGCGCCAATGTCTAACCCTAAAGGTTCATTATCTTCTATGCCTAACAATCCAAGTTGCTGCATCATTTCGTGAAGTTGCAAATGTGTGTTACGTTGTGCGAAGTATAACTCCTTTAATTGTCTTATTGATATATCCTTTTTCTTATTCAGCATAATTAAAACGGCAATCCTTCCGTATCTTCTTTAGGTTTAAAATCATTTACATAAATCTTGTAATCGGGTTGCTTATCCTCGGTCTTGTAAGCGTTTACCCACATTGAATACTTAACATCATTGATTGTAAAATTAATTACTTCTCCTTTAGCGGTCTGCTTTTTCCAAGCACCTGCACTCCATTTTTTTTGTTCCATTTTTATTTGTTTTTATAGTTTACTAATTGATATTTACTTAATATGTATTTTAATGTACTCATAGCTTGGCTCATACCTTCTAATTTTGGTGGTGGATTGTCATACATATCTTCGCCAGAATATATTACTGATTCACATTCTACGCAATCCCAACAAAAGCCCATTCTTGTATCTTCTGATTTTCCGCAGCATTTACATTGTTGATTCATTTTTATTTGTTTTTAATTGAATATTGAGCTACTAATTTACTTTGTTTTTTCGTACCTACGTTAATTAATTCCGTTTGTACTTTGTAGCCTTTGCGTTTTAATTCAAATACTACGGCTGCAAGTCTAAGACTATTGTACTTCGTTAGAGCCTGAATTGGTGTCAATGTTTTGCCCGAAAGCAAGTGGTTCAAGATTTGTTGTTGTTGTGTCATTGTTATTGATTTGGTTAAAAAAAACTGGTTTGTTTAAAAGATTTTGATATTTTTCTATAAATAATAAAAGGTCATTATATGCATCTTCATTGTACCAAGCGTAATGGTATACTTCTGCAAGTAGCATCTGCCTTTCAAATGGTAGTAATTCTCTCATTAGTTATTATTTTGGTTTTCTATTTTTGGCTCACTTCTAAACATATGTTCTAACAATTTATTTAATTCTTCAATAACTTCATCAGGTGTTTTATTGGTTCTACATTCAGTAGTAATAATCGCTAATGCTGCCATTAATAATCTACCCTCATTAATTGAGTAATTAATTTCATTTAATTCTTGAATATCCGTTTTCATTAGCTTTTTTTAATTGTTTCTTTAATCTTATTAAATTCGTCTAAGGTCTTGATAGCTTTGATTTTCTCAATAGCTTTATACTTTTGCTCCTGAGTGAACTTTGTTTTATCAAGTGCTTCAATTAAGAACGCTTTTTGACCTTCGCTTACTTCGTCTTTATGCTCATTAGTAGCATCTGCATCTTTAGTGTCATCGATTGCGAATAACCCATTAAGCGCATATTTTCGAGCATACGAGCTACACGCCCCAGTGAGCTGCGCAGAGTCCATTCCTTTTTTGTTTTCCTCTTCACGAGCAAGACCCGTGCAGGTAATGTTATCTTCGCCATTACTTAGACAAGCCGTAGCCTTTACATAAACTCTACCGCCTACTTCTATTACTTCATCGCTTAACATTAAAGCATAGCCGTACTTATGGCAGATAGGTTTTGCAGCTTCGATAATATCTTCTGCACTTCGGTACTTGTATTTAGCAAAAGCATTGAATTGGTTTTTAGGTGCTTTTAATTCCTGTTGAATTTTAATTAGGCTCATTGTTATTTGTTTTGTATGTCTATGTTATAGTGTTCTAAAATTTCGATAATAGGTTCTTGTCTTTTCTTTAGGCTTACAAAGTACTCGTAAGCTTGTGAGTATTCCAAGTACATACTTGCACTATCGTATTTGTTATCTACTAAAGTGTAGTAGAATATTGTGCCGTCTGGCTTAGTTTCTTTTACAAATTCAATCTTCATATAATTCGTTTTTTAAAAGTTCAAGTTCTGCATTGTGTTCTACCCAACGAGTAAACGTATAATCGTCATCTTCGTAATCGTAGTTTTTAGGTAGTAAAGCGGGGTCGTAAGGGTTTGATGTACTCCTGCTCCCGTCGATTAAGATGTTCCCGTATCGCTGATATTGGAACATTTGGTAGTTGGTTAAATGTGTCATTTTGTGTTTTGTTTACACAAATATACAACAATACACAATACAAAGTGCAAAACTATTAAAATATTTTAAAATTATTTTTGCAACATTGTTGCATTTGCATATCAAATTGTGCAGTTTATAGCACATTTTGTACACCAGAACGTACAAAGTAAAGCTAAAACTTGACTAAAAATGTAATAAAGTAAAGGTATAACTTGACAAAGTCGGAAGTAAAATGCAGCCAAAAGTAGTAGTATCACTACCTTTTGTTGTACTAAAGTGCAACATTATAGCAACTTCTGGAAGTAAAGTTTGTCAGAACCCCCGTAAGAATATTCGGGTAAGTAAAGCCTAAACCCACACGAAATAAGGTTATTAGCTGAAGGAAAGTTGTCTAATGTAGTATAAGTAATAGCTATATGGCAAAAGGTAGAAGCTGCTTTTAGCCTTGTTTTAATCATTCGTCTTTGTATGCCTTGCCCTCTATAATCTTTATGTACCCACGCCCTGTTAAATATGCAAATGCCTTTAGAATAAATTGAGCCGCAATAAGCAACAATTCGGCTCATATCGTCAAGCATAACCCACCATTCACGATTGAACTGGAACTCGTCAGCGCAACCCTTAAAGTTTGGATTGGTGTAATCTAACTCCCTTAATTGTTCGTAGGTATCTCGGTCTAAAATATTTCCGAAGCTAAATACTTTTTTTAGGCGCATTGGTTAGTAATAGTTTTTTTAAGTATAGTGCTAAATCTAAAGCTTCTTCGTAAGCGTGTTGCAACCATTCGTCTTGGCTTAAATCGGTTCTATCCATTGTAGTTCCGTATTCCTTTAACCCTCTTACTTCTCTTGCTTGTAAATCTTTTATTGTTTGGTCAAGTATGTTGCTCATTATTTGTCGGTTTTGCTATGTATCTTAAAACAAGTTTTGCACTTGTATTGTATTTTCTTTACACCAGTTGCGGTTGTTCTACGAAGTGAAATAATCAAGTCATCGCTTCCACATTCAGGGCAAGAGCCTCTATCTTGTCCGAATATAACTCCGTAATGTGTTTTAGGTTCAATGTGATTTTTAAGTGCGTTGAATACCTGCTCTAATAACACAACATCTTTTTGACAATACTTAATCATTTTAGCCATAGCCACTTTGTCCTTATGCAGAACAATGTCCTTCCATAAACTATATTCTGTTTTTATCTTAGTGCCAATGCCTAAATAGTCAGCTATGTAATTAAGTTTGTTACTATTAAATCTAAACTTTTGACGTGCTACCTTTAGCGTGTCGATTGTAACGTATTTAGGAAACATCTCAATCCCGTGAAACAAGCAGCGTGTTCTTATCCACGCTAAGTCAAACTTGTCGCCATTATGCCCTACTAATTCCGAAGCCGTGTTTGCTACTTCGATAAAACTTTGTAGCATCTTTTTATCGTTCTGTTTGCTATCCCATTGTAAATAGTAAACTTCTTTTTCGTCTTCCCACTTATAGCATATACAAATGATAGCACGTTCTTTAATAATGCTATCGGCAGTTACATTAAGCTTATATCCGGCACTCCAGAAAAAGCCGACGTTGGGCGAGGTTTCAATGTCAAAGAATAGGCGTTTGCGTTTTGATTTTAGCATTATTTATTTTTTGCTGAATTTATCTATTGTGGTGTAACCCATAGCAAAAAGCGTAAGATACAATACCGCATCTACCAACTTATCGCTTGGGTTAATTTTTAAGATTATGTTTAAGAACAAAGAAATAAAAAGACAAACGCTGCCAAGCATAGCCACCACTCTTTTGTGGCTAATACTGTTGCTTTCGTCTGATAATAAATTTACTAATATAGTTCTAAAGTTGCTCATATAGTTTAGCTTCAGCCTCTCTCCGCCTCACTAACCCTTTAAGCACCACATTGTTGGCTCTTGTCCACTTCATAAATTCTGCCCTAATGCTTGGGTCTTTAGGGTTTGCGTTTACCTTTCTTAGTAAAGTGCTTCTCCTAAAATTCCCCATACCTACATTAAAAGCAAACGAAACAATCGCAGAAAAATTGTTTGCCGTTACATTTGATTTTACAAGTACATCTACGCCTTTTGCAAAGTCATCGACTATTGCGTTAAAGTAATCTTCTGCCTGTTGCTGCGTAATAACATCGCCCTCTTTTACTTTCGTTCCGTCAGGGTAAAAAGTTAAACCCCACGATATTGTCCATAAACCCGCAGGGCATTTGTACGCCTTTAACTTGCAGCCTTCGAACTGCTTTATTAAATCTCTACCTGCTTTGTTTACTTCCATAATCTATTCCAATATGCTAAAATTAACACAATCGCTATTATTAGACCGATTAGAGCCTTCCAAAAGTTATTGGCAGTACTTACCTTGTTTTTATCTACAATCGAAATTTGGCGTGTTTCTGTGCGATTAAACGCTATTGTATCTTTTTTAACTAAGCTATTGTCGGTCTGCTTGTCTTTTGTCTGGTATACCCACTTAGTTACGATTTTCGGAACGACTATAATGCTATCCTTTGTTACACGGATTGTGTCATAGATAGTAACCTCTTTTGTAAATATTTGCTCCTTTTCTATAATCTTAGTTACGCTATCATAAAAAGTAAGATGCACGGAGTCAATCTTAGTTGTCCCCGTGCTATCGTAACGCTTTTCGAACTTCTTAACCGAAGCGCAAGAAGTAAGTAATAAGGCTAAAAGTATTAATCTCATTTAAGCTTTTTGGTCATTTTGTAATAGTATCGAATAGCCATAAGACCTGAAACGATAGCCACCAAACTTGCAATCAATGTGAATAGCGGTTGAATATTTGTAATGCTAATTGTAGCACTAACTAAAGATACGATTGTTGATTGGTCTGCTTGGTGGTTATTTGCCATTATAGTTCTTCTTCTTCTTGTTTGTTAAATTCTACGCCAGTAACCCAATCTTGTAAGAATGTAAAATTCTCTAAGCCTTCTGGATTAACTACGTTAATTATTTGAAAATCAAATTCTTTATCATTTAAGGCTTCAATATCTTTAGTTAGCTTCTTGATGCCTTCTTTTGAGAACTTGTAATTCCCTTTTTCATCAAGTAACAAGCAATCCTTATCGTCTGTCTGCGCATTATCTAAACGCAAGATTTCAACTTCGGCTTGGTAGTCCTCGTGATGTTGTTTAACCTTCTCGTAAATTTTTACAAGTTTCTTTTGTGTCTTAGTTTCTTGGCTACCGATAACTGCGTTAAGGTTGCTCACTAATTGGAGCAGTTGTTTGTTCTTCATAGTTTGTTTTTGTTTGTAAAGATAATTGTGGATTGCTAAACGGCAAAGGTAAATTTACGATTGGTGGGTTTTTAAGGTTCTCAATCTGTGTAGCTAAGTTTAAGTCCATAGCTTCTACGTTAAGACCTGCTTCTAACCACTCGCATACTTGCTCGTAAGTTAAATCTTCGTAAGCAGTAAAGTCAGTTTCCGAAGGTGTAGCACAAGCCATTGCTCCGTAAACTTCTGCGGTGTATTCTCCGTCTTTACCTTCGTATCTCCAATGTACTGTTTTAACTACATCGGTTAAACCATCTTCGCTCGGTGCGGTGTCTAATTGTCTAATAATCCATTTTGTTTGCATTTCTATTTAATTTTAAGGTAAACCGTTTAATGCCGGTATTGAATATGTTACTCCGTTTACTGATACTATTATGTAGCTATCTGTTGATATACCCCCTGAACGTGCATCTCCTAATTTCCAAGGTTGTGCAGTTCCGTTTGTTGGTGCGCCTGTTGTAATACTTCCAGTGCAGTTTATATTTCCAGCGTTTCCATTTAAAGAAATCACCTCTGTTCCACTGTTATTAAATAGTGATACACCTACCGCACTATTACTGTAATTTTCATATACTATAAATCTACTATTTGCATTAACCCCATTAAGACGGAAATCCCCACCTGCAATATTCAGTCTAGCGCTTGGCGATGTAGTACCTATACCCAAATTTCCGCCATTGGTTAGCGTCATTAAATCAGTTCCGCCAGTACCCGTAAAATTAATAGTAGCAGTTGATGCCTTGTAATAAATAGTTCTTGGACTTCCACTTGCGTTAGTTGCTAAAGTAATAATAGCATCACTCCCAGAACCTAAGCTTCCAACAGTTAAACCTGTTGTTGCCGTTACACTACTTGAGAATGTAGCTGCTCCTGATGCTGCTAATTTAAAAATAGGAGTTGTATAACCCGAACCGCCTTGTGTTGTACTTGGGGTTATTGTAAATTGTCCTTCCGCATATTCATCAACCGCAATTTGAAAGTTACGATTAACCCCAAAAGTTCTTGTTGTTTCAAAAACTGCTTTTGTTCCTGCGTCTGACCTTAATGTAAGTAGTGTTGAATTCCCACTAAACCTTCCTGTACCCGTTACATCTAACTTATATGTATCATTAGTATTTCCCAAAGATAAATTACCTGAAGCGTTTAACGTCATTGCTTGGGTAAAGGATATAGCGTTACCTGCCGTTCCTGAAGGGGCGTTAAACCATTGGTGTTGCCCTGCTGCTTGAACATAAAATGAAGCACCTTCACTATTTACATACTTCCAAGAAGTATCAAAAAATCCATTACTTAAAATATACGGGTATCTTCCTGTAAAAACAAAATCAGAATTTGGACCTTGAATTACTCTTAAAGCACTTCCCCACGCACTCGGTGTAACTCCTAATCCTAAATTGCCTGAAGCGTCAAGAGTTAATCTTGTAGCGGCAGCAGTTGCATCATAAAATCCAAAACTTCCTGCACTTGCTCCTGAACCATCTCCAATTCTCCATTGTCTACCACCTGAAGCGGTATTAATAAAAATTAAACCATCGACAAGAGAAGAAGAATAAGATAATGTTAATTTACCATTTGGACTTGCAGTTCCTATACCTACACTAGTTCCATTATCAAATATTTGACTATTCCCTATTGTACTTGCACCTGTAAACTTAGGTAGGTAGTTAGTAGTACCTGAGCCTTGAACATAACCCGTTAAAGAAGGTATGTCCGAAGTCATAGCAAACGTGCCATCTTTTCTTGGTACTAAATATTGGAAGCTATCTCCGTCTTGTAAAGCTGCTACACTTAACGCATATCTACGTCTTGTTGTGTTTGCTTGGTTGTGTACTATGTTTAACTCAGTTGCAGTACTTGGTGCTATCTGCGTATAAGCACCAGTAACAAAATTGTATACGCTATACTGCTTCATTAAAAGCCCTGCTTGGAAAGATGTTGCACCTTCTATATAAACACTTCTACTCAATAAATCATTAGTACCTAAATTAAGGTTAGCAGTTGCGCCAGTGTATGGAACGTAACCCGATGCACTTGCACCACCGATGTCGCTTAATAACTCCGCACCCGTTCTATATTTAATAACACCGCTATCGCTTACTAAAAACTTATCCGTATCGGTAGTAGCGTTAGGTATGTTGTTAATCTGCACCTTTCCATCTCCCCACACATAAAAGTAAACACTTGTAGAACTTGCATTTTGAATACGCAAAGCAATATCACTTGCATTAGTACCTGCGTTAATTAAAGCGCCGTAAGATTGACCTGTTGTTGTGTCTCCATTAAACTGCCAAGCAAATTGCCCTGCATTTGTAAGTGCATTGTATATAGTTCCCCCAATGTCTACTAAGCTGCTATTAATTAATTCTCCGCTTGTAGCACTCCATTTTGTTATATAGTTTGTAGTACCTGAACCATAAACAGGACTACCGCCTATGATTGTAGATATGCTTTTATTTTTCCAAAGGCTTGTTGATGCTTCCCAAAATAACCCATCATTGTTAGAAGGTGTTTGAGCAGCTACGTTGTGAAGTTCGTCTAACTCATATCCGTTTTGTATTTTAACTTCTACAACCCCTTGTGTCGGGTGCGCCCTTACTACGATACCAACATAAACTAAGTGTTGAGGTGCATAAGGTTTTGTACTTGTAAAAGTACCTGCCGTTGTAGGACTTAAATAAAGTTGAGTACCTTCTGTGTATGCTTGAGTATCTAAATCGCTTATGCGACCTGCAACAACTACATAGCCGTTGTTATTATTTGTAATATCGTTTCGTACTATGCCATAAGTTTGTGCGCTTGTACTATCGCCCGTTGCTAAAGCCTTAGTAATTGTTGGCAAGTTACCTTGACCGCCATCAATATAAACAACTGTTCCCTTTGTTAAAGTCGCTCCTGTTTTATTGTAAACTTCAGTAATTAAGTTTTGTGCTTCATTAATTACTCCAGGGAATGTAACTAAGTTACCTGCTCCGTTTATATATTGAGTGCTATTACCTGCAAAGCCTATGTTAATAGTTCCGCTTGTAGTTACAGGACTTCCTGTAATTGCTAAGGCATCTCCGCTTCTTGATACCGCAACACTTGTTACAGTACCCACCGCACCACTTGAACGCTGCCAAATAGTACCGCTATAAATCACATAATCGCCAACCGCAAATGCTATCGCACCTGCGCCAAAGTTTACTGTTCCTGCTACGTTACAAATGTAAACATCTCCCGTGTCGCCCGTTCCGTTTGCAAGTGTAGGCGTGTTTGTAGATGCGTTCCAAGTTCCTTTGTATTCCATAATAGAACTCGGTAATTGACTAATAGGAACTTTCCCTTGACTATCCAAAGAAGCATAACCATTAGCGTTGCCCTTCTCACTTCTTAATTGATAAGTATCTAATAAAGCTTGTGAAGGGAATACTTCTACATAAGCCGAACCACTCCACAAATAAAGTTTTTGCGTGTCTTTAGCACAATAGATAACGTTAATATCGCCCGTTGCAGGGAAGCCTGCAAGGTTAGTATAAAATGAAACCGCACCGCTAAATATCGCACCTAATTGAGCAAGTGTAATCTTCTTACTTACTCCTGTTGTCGGGTCGCCTATAATAGTTAAATCGGTGCTAACTGGTGCTAACTCGGTAGCTAATTGGTTAATTTTTTTGCCTATCATTCTGTATAGTTATATATAGATGGCACTGCGCATCTGTCGTTTAAGTAAGGTAATTCCATTGTGATGTCTATCTTAACTCCTGCAAGATAGTCAGGGTCACTTTCGGTAAAGTAAGTCAAAGGAGCAGTATCTCCAATATCCCAAATCGCTTTAGGGTATCTTAACTGTGCCACTATGTCTTGACCTACTAAAGTCATATCGCTAAGTACTTCGGTTTCGTTTGTTTCTTCCATCAACATTCTGTCCATAAAATAAAGGCTAAAATTGTAAGTAATATTTTTAGCGTTTATAGTAGCACCTGTTAAAGTGTAGAACATAGCAGGGTAAGTAACCTCGCCATTGCTTAAACGTTCCCACACATCACCGAAGTAAACAAAGTTAATTTGTTCGTGGTCGTTTCCGAGTGTCGTTATTTGCTTTGTTATTTGATTGAGTGTTAGGCTCATTCTTAATTTTTTCTAAATAAACACGAAGTTTATTTTGGTTTTTAATTGTTGTTACTTTACTCATAATTAGCAATCACTACAACCTCTATTCCCTTGATAAAGTTCCTCGAAGCTTTTACCTGCGCAGCAATCAAAATCTCCTAACCAAATGCTCGTTGTGTAAGCATCGTTTTCAGGGTGTATTGCATCAATGCCACTTCCAGGATTAAGGTACTCAGGGTAAAGTGTTGAATATTCTTTTAGATATTTAATCATTCTTTGCTTGTAGAACTCCGCTCTTGCCTTATATCTATTCGCCACGTCAATCATATCCTGCATAGAAGGGTTCTCGGTATTCTCGCCACTCTTTCTTAATAAGCCTTTATTGTAGAACTGATAAGATAAGCCCATTGGCAATTCACTAAGTACATAATGCACTAAAGTATCTGCTATGTATTGGTCTAATAAGATAACCTCGTTTGCGTTTAAGTTGTTAGCCGTAATACCTGCTTGTAAACGGTTGTATAAAGCGCTTCCAAGTGCAGGTAAGATATAGATGTCCTGGGCAGTTTTAATTTCTGGTAGAACAAGCTTTTCATCAACATTTGCGTGAAGACCAGACCTATCTTTTATATTTTGTACAGATATGAATAATGTGTTTAAGCTCATTTCTTATTTTTTTCTCGTTACTACGTTTGTTTTCCACTCGTGCCTACAACTTGGCTCGTGAATGTTAGTCCCTTTTACTGTATACCAACCGCCACCTCTATTCCAAACACTATAACCAAGCCTTGCACTCATTGATTCAATCTCGCTACGGCTATACATCTTCTTAGCTTCTAATAAGTGTACGCAGAATGGTCTGCTTGTGCCTTTATTAGCATTGCTAAATCCTGACTTCCACTCGTAAGAATAACGAATTAATATTTCTGTTGTTGTAGGTTTTACTGCACCAACTGTTACACCTAATGGCTTTACTAATTCTCTCTCTATAATTACATTTGAATTATCGCCCTTGCCTATTGTCTTAGAAATAGTTTTAATGATATTTCTTTCTTCTAAGCTTTTTAAGATAGCAACAATTTCAGGTATAGTAACCTTTAAAACATCGGCTAAAACATCTGTTGTAATATTCTTTTGTTTGCTAATTTGGTCTAATACGTTTGCTTCTAATTGATTTACATCAGCAAATGTTTGGTAGTCGTCATCATCGCTAAATCTTGTCTTACTTTTGAATACTTCGAATTGCTCTCTATCTTCTCCAAACTCATAGAATATCTTGTAATCTTCGTCGCTAAACTCTAACTCTTCCGAACCTAACCAAGTAGCTACCTCTTCATCGCTTAAAGCATAACCACCCTTTAACATTGAACTTGCTTGTTCCCTTGTAATCTTACCCTTGTTAAAATCACGAATAATGCGCTGCATATTTTGCCACTCACGACCTTTTAAGCCTTTAATATGTTCGTTCACACTTAAAGGACTTGCTGCCATCGGTTGTTCACTTTCAATAGGCAATCCGTATTTAGTAGGGTCAATACCAAGCTTCTCTAATATCCATTCTTTTGGTGCTACTTCCTTAATTACGCTTTCGCTAAAGTCAATACCGATTGGGTCTACTGGCTGAAGCTTTAACTCTTCCGTTACTCCTGCATATTGTCCAAGCATATTAAATACACCTTCAATTTGCATTTGCTTATATCTAACATAAGTGTTATTAAATATTTCGTAGCTATCTCTAAGTTGTTGTCTATTTCCTAATTGACCAGGAACGGCAATACCAAACAAATCAGGACTTGTAATTTGGTGTCCACTAAAAATGTTAGTTTGTATAAGTTCGTCTACACGGCTAAAGTCCTCTTTAGTTAAATCACTTGCACCTAAATCATCAATAATAGGCTTACGAGTTGCATCGTTTACAAAAGCAAGTAAATACTTCTTGCCGTCTGCACCAGTATACATATTGTCGAACTGTCTGCTTACTGCACGTTTTTCGTCAGGACTTGGCTCTCCGTTTGGTAAAGTAATAAGTTTACTTGCAGAAAACCCTGTTTGAGCATTTCCTAAAACGTGCTTACTTACTTCTACATCACTTTCGATGTAGTTAAGCGCACCGAAATAACCAGGAAGGCTATAAACGTTCATTCCTGGGCGATACTCTTTTACATAAAGTATCTGCACACCTTGTGGGTTAGCAGGGTTAAACGCATTGTATATCTCAGCTTTTTCTTGGTTGCGTGTAGCTTTCCAATCTTCTTTATACCAAAACTGAGTATTGTCTTTGTTGGTTCTAATCTTTGTATAATCACAATGCCACAACTCAGCAACTTGACCGCCCATAACACTCCAAATAACTTGGATATAAGCACCGCCAAATAGTTCTAAATCTAAAGCAACCTTTTTAGTAAGGTCATTAAGGGTCTCTTCTCTATTTACCTTTTGAACAATCGCTTGTTCTCCTGCCCAACCATTGCCGACAATGTAGTTTACCTTGCCACGAATGATAGCGTTGTGCTTTGCAGATTTGTTAAATAGGTCTAATAAGTATTGCGGATAGTCATTGTTTTGACCATACTGCATATACCCTTCGCCTTTTTTCTCTTTATATTCTGGTTGCTTTGCTTCCGCAAATGTCAATACTTGTATTTCCATTATTGTCTAATTGTGAATGTGCTTGTTGTTTCGTATTCCGTAAATGATATAGTTGTTCCCTCAAGTTCCATAATGCCTGTTTCAAGCAAGTTTAAGCCTGTCGGGTCTGTGTTGGTAGTACTTGTTTGCTCGTAGATTGTGTAGGTATATTGCCCGTTTAAAGACGTATTAAAGTAGCTATTAACTACAATGCTAAACTCGTTATACCTATCCTTGTAAGCACTTATATCCGTATTGTTTAATTTAACAAATTTGATGTCCGTATTTGTGCTTCTATTCTCGAAAATAAATAGATAGTTAGGACTTGTTAAAAGCTGCTTCTCAGTCAAAGTGAGTATTATGTTTTGGGTTTGACCCTTAATTAATCTTATCACAACTATAAATATAAAGTATTGCGATTGTTTGCAAAATAAAAAACCCCCGCCTAATTAAAGACGAGGGCATCTATATACAAAACCAAAACAACCTAAGAACCTGCGGTGGTTAATTGACCTGCCACAGTTGAGTTTACTTCTGGAGCAAGGGCTGGCTCTGCACCTGTAAAGGTAAGAGTATAACCACTTCTGTCTCCTTCAGCCGTACCTGTACCTGCGCTACCGCCTGTAAGGTCTAAGCCTCTTTGTTTTCCTAAGTACCAGTATTTGCCATTGTTATCTTTGGCAACCGCTACTAAAGTGTTTTGAGCCAACAACAAGATTTCGTTTCTTGTGTTAGCTTGTAATTTGTTTAATACGATAGTTAATTCAGGAGCATAAAAGATAGTCCCGTTTTGTACGTTTGCATTAACATTCTCAACTAATTGAGAAGTGCCTTTTACAAGTTCGTACTTATAGAACTTCTTACCAGATGCTTTTACTAAAGCGGTAATTACACCACTCGCCTCTGTTGTAGAGGTAACATCTGCTGCTGCCATAAAATAAACTTCGGTTATACCGCCTAAACTGTCTTTGCAGTCAAGAGTATAATTTTGAGTTAAAGCACAAGGCATATTGTTGAATTTAATTAGTTTGAAAAAAGTGGGTAGGTATATTTCAACCTACCCTATAAATTATGCAAGGATAAACTTCACTACTTCGTCAGGGAAGGCAATGTTTACACCCATCTTAAATTCACTTACAAATCTAATTTCATCAGCCTCTTTTGCGAAGAATATTTCGAAACGCTCTTCTTCGTTCAATAAGTCAGTACCTAAGAACATATTGCTTAAACGCATAGCGTAAACTTTGTTAGTTCCGTTAAGACCTGCAACTGCTACAACCTTGATTGTAGTACCAGGAAGTACGAACTCGCTATCAGCTTTAACATCAATTTGGTAATTGAAGCTACCGCTATTCTTAAGAGCAACAGTGTAAGTACGGAATAAATCTTGACCACAGAAGATAGTCATATCGTCAGCAGCTACAACTTTAGCAGGAATTGCTTTGTAAACACCATCAAAGATAGAGATTACGTTAGCATCAGTGATGCTTGATAAAGGCGCACCTGAAATAAAGGTAGAAGCGTTTGCAGCAACAACACCTGAAGCAGCACCGATTAATTTTACAAGACCATCGAATTTATTAAGATTAACATTGACACTGCTCGTATCGGCTTGCCATAACGCAGTTTCTAATTGAGCAGCGATTGTCTTAGCTTTCTTTTCGCTATACTCTTGCTCAAAAGGAATACTGTCATACATAGAACCAGTAGGTAAAGCTTTTTGTAAATACTTTGCTTCTAAATTTTTAACGCAAAGAGCTTCGTTTACTTTAATTTTACCAGGAGTTACAGTACGTTGAGTAAAGGTAGTAGAACCAGAAGCATTAAAGCCACAAGAAGCACCATCTTGGAAGATAGCATCAGTTTCCATAATGTTGATTTTTTCGCTTGACTTTACGCCAACCATAACGTTACCTGCGCTCTTAATAAGAGAAGCAGTTTTTGCACCCAATACAGATGAAGTTACAAGTAGAGCTTCGTTTTCTT